CTGGGTTCAAAGATCCCATCCTCAGCAGCTATACCGCTGAGGCCCACCCGAGCTTGATGTCGACGGCATCGGGGCGTCCGTAACGCTCTAAGTGCTTCACGTCAGCATGAGGTTCGAACCCACGCTTCAGGAAGAACTTCATTAGTGCACCAGAACCCTCGAGCTTTGACTCAGGGGCCTGGCCACGCTGCACATAGGCCTTTACCATAGGCTTATGCAGAGTGGCACTCATCTTATGGGTCTCGTGACCCAAACAGCTGAGTTTGCCTAATGCAGGTGAGGTGGCCAACACTGCGGGGAACGGGATAACCCGTTCAACCTCAGCATCAAGCCACCGTACTGTCTGCCACATCCCGCGGAGGTAGAATTGATTCCTCAACGAGACAAGGCTCAACAGTTCCTGGACGTCACGCCGTGAGGTAGGGAACTCCCTACGACAGCGAACGACAGTTATATCGTCGCCGCCATAGTAGTCCTTACCGCAACTCTCTCGGAACCTTCCGGTCCAAAAAGACTTGCCAGCATTCACCTTGAAACCAAACTCTTCAAGGCGGCTGATCACGGATGACACATAGCGTACAGGGACAATAATATCGTCCCCATACACGCGCACCAACCCCTCGAAGGACTGAATATCCTTCTTGGTCAATGGTCGGTTGAGCTCGTCCTGGATTCCCATAAAGATAAGGGTGCTGAACACCAGTGCCTCAACGGGGAAACAGAGAGCTGAACCCATAGACGCGAACTTGGCAAGTCTAATAACCTTGCCATTCACATCAGCTTTGCGAGATCTGGTAGCGTCCACGGCCTCAAAGAGGTTAGGAAACTGCTCGAACATCGCGCGTACAAGCTGATTGGAGACACGATCGGATGCTTCACTTAGATCAAGTGTAGCTAACTCCCCATTCAGGGAGCCAATACGTGCCAGATCCTGGTTAGGGGTCTGGTCCGTAAAACCGATCAGAGTACTCGATGATTCGATGTACTCAACCAGCGGTTCAAGGACGGCTTGCTGCATATATTGCATGCAGGTCGGCTCAATCGCAATAATCCGAGGTGTCTTCAGCGTTTTAGGAACCGTTATGACCCTTACGGGTCTTTCGGCTCCGGGTTCGAGAAAGTGGATATCCTGAAGGTCCTTGTAATAGGACCAATTTGGAAACAGGTATTCACCAGCAGGGAACACCTGCTCGAGCCGGGTAGTCCATTCAGCTTGGTCGTACTTGCGGTTTCCCGCAAGCCGATCAGCCGTGGCCCCCGGACCGTGCTTTGGAACGACACGTCCGTAGTAGATGTCTTCATCCACTTTTTGGAATGTGTCAGCCCAAAGGAGAGCAGACACTCGTTTGAAATCCGCGTAGTTCTCAGCGGACCGACGGGCATCTGCCTCCACCACTTCCTGCTCACACTTGATATAACTATCAATAGCAGCAGCCACCCGAGCATCACTGCACGGGAGTTGTATCTTGCCAAACAGCATAGTAATTTGCCGGATGGCGAAGATGGCTTCTGACGATGGTTCATCAAGCAACCTTCCATTTGTTCGATCAAACACGAGATCAAGGAAACCTCCGAGAAATCGGGGGAGACCGCCTCTAAAAGCAAAGCTTCTAAAGAGGTCGTGATCGACGTACCCGCGCGCTAGACCTTTTTGGAGGTCCGACGCGAAGGACGGCAGGGTGATCGTTAAAAACGACAACCCCTCGTGCTTTTCACGCGCTACGATGGTTTCCCAGTCGTAGTGGGTGCTAGTGTGACACCAATCCTCCATTTCATGGAGGACCTGCTGCAGAAGCAACAAAAGGCGTTTCAAAGTCCCTCCTCATATGAGGTATACTTTCCTCGCCATAGCTGCACCAGCAACAACAGGTATCAGTTCTCTCCACCAATAAGCTTGGGGAGAGCCGAGGTGGAAGCAAGGTAACCGACGAAAGCGTCGGCCACCTGCTCCAGCTCGTCCGGAGTGAACCCGTCAGTGGGCCCGTCCACCACGATGTAAGTACTCATCGAGTGGCGCAGGTTCAAGGACGTGAACGCATCCGGTGCGATCTTATTGAAGTCGAGACGCAGCATACGCCGGTTCCGCTTCCCGTAGGAATGCGAGACCGACAGCTTGACGTCTCCCTTGGCGGACGTAAATGCCCCGGTGTTAACACCGGAGCTGGTTCGCGGCAGGGAGTTCTCGACTCCATTGATCGTGATCACCTGAGGATCGGCATATGCCATGGCAGTTGCTCCTGACTTTGTTAGGTCGGGGGTCACCCAACGGATTCACATGTGTCGCCTTGTGAGCTAACATGCGGCGCAGCTTTTATAGCTGCTTCGGACCTCGGGCAATCCCGAGAGCCGCTAATATGGACCACTGCTTCCCTGTAAAGGAATCAGGTGATAGTCCAAAACCGTATGGTGATGCTGCATGACGCACTTTAGTAATAGTACCATAGCGGTCATGCAGGTATGAAGTGTCAGTGCCCATCTTGGGCGCCGCACCTCTCAGTACACGGTCCACGGTTACCCTACGGGTTTCCATGATGTAACCGTACCTCATCACAAGGCCGTCGGTGGAGAACGCGGAGATGTTCTTAAGAACATCCCCCGTATTCGCCACCCAATCGGCGGCCCAGCTCCAGGGAGCTAAATTCCATAACACGTCCGGCGTGAGCCGGACGCCGTACAAGCGCTTGGCTTGCTGAGCTGCATATTGCATACGATCCGCCTGGGATTTACCCAGGTTCAGATAATATGTAAAGCATCCAGAAAACCAAACTTCGCGTTCATACGTAGTCGTGGTCTTTAGTTGTCCGCTGGAATTGAAGTAGGCACCAGTCGTCAAGTCGGGGTATGTACCCTCCCTGACTGTGGTTTCTACTTCTCTATCAATTGGAAACGCATAGCGTCGCCTAATGTTCTTCCCAGAGTCGCGTTCATACTGCCGCATTATGGCAGCAGCATTATGGGCGGTTTGCCCAAACGACTTGAGATCGGAGACGATTGGCGCTATCCCAAACTGGTAATTCAGGTACTCAGACCCGTATTCACGGTAATCTTTGCCCTTGGATTTTAACAGCTGGGAGCCAATCATATTTGGGATCCCCTCTTTGAGGGTTTCTCCGAGGAACACCATGGCATCAGACGCTGGATTAGTTGGCAAGACGCGAGAGATGGCAGTCGCTCCCATACCGTTTAAGGTAAGAAGAGAACTGACATCCCCAGCCCTCCGAGTGCTATCGAAATCGATAGTACCCGGAGGCCGAAACGTGCCCGTCCAGAAATTGTCTCCGAAGAGATAATTCCAATCTCCGGAACGGACGGTTCCGTGCTTGAGAGAGGTTGGTTCATACCAATCTTTCTGAGTATAGAAATACCCACCAATATCCGACTTCGAGGATCCAAGATCCCTAAAGTTATGCCCAGAGGATGTAGTTTCCTGCATTCCCTGGACCAGGACGCGACCATTGTTTACGCTTTCGATCTGCCCACCGGAATAACCGTATGAGTAGTCGTCGCGTACGCAATCATAAAATCGTTTCCTGGTTTCCAATTGAAGCTCCATACGATAGCAGGGCAGCGTAGGACTTACTGATCGCCTACGCTGAGTGTCGCGCTACGCACTGGACGGGCCTTCGGGCCCG